GTTTGATTCTAAACGAACTTTGTTGTAATCAAATGTACCAGCACCTAATGAAATTGCATCATAATAATATGTTTCTTCAATTGAATCATATGGTGTAGCAGTACTCCAACCAGCAAATGATGCTGACGATATTAATGATTGATTTGGTTCAACTCCCGACAATGAACTAGTCAAGGTATGATTAATTTTTTGTGTTAATGGTACTCGAAATACTAACTCATCATATGAATTAATATTCCCATCATATGCAGCCGGTGCTTTTACATGATTATCAAATGCTGGATCTTGCAAACTGCTTGACCACAATCTTAATTCTTGTAACTGGCCTACCAATCTAGATGCTCCAATACTAGTACCACCTAATGTAACAACACCGGTAGTTGCAAATGAAGCAGTTGCTGAAGCAGATACCTCTGCGACAATTTTGCCGTACTTAGATTTTTTAGTTACAACATCTAATTTATTTCCATTAGTTCGTAAAACAGTACTCAACCAACCACCATCAAACATTTCAATATCAGCTGAACCCGTACCATTAATTTGTATAGTACCTAATGTACCACTTGTATAATCCAAAGTTACTACATTTGAACCTACTGTAAATAGTGTCATTGTACTAGGAATAGTAGGAGTAGTAACTACATCTGCTGTTCGATATCTCAATTCAATTGAATTAATTGACTGTGAATAATTAACTTGAACAGTACCCGCTATATTTGTAATTAAATCTAATGCATAATCAAAATTCAATTTTTCATATACCGGCGCTCTATCAATTCTAGGTCCACCATATTCATTAATTGATATCATTGATTGTGGTATTCCATAACATGATAATAATGCTTGAACACTGCGTTTAGTACCTTTACTTTTTAATAAGTACGGTAAATTATTTACAATTCTTCTCCAAACTGTATAAGTCATATTTTTACTAGATACCGATGGATCGCCAACAGAATTAGACCCAGTTAACGGAGTGCCTGATTCATTTGTTCCTAATACATATTGCCATAATTCGTGATTCTGATGACCATCAGTTAGGTTCCAACCAAATTGCTTAGCAACTGAATATAATAATTCATTTGGCATTCCTAATTTAGGATTTTCTTCACGTTTATTGACTTTAGTCATATGATTGATATATGTATACAAAATATCATAATGATGGCCTAACATGTTAACAAAAGTAGCCAATTGAATGTTATTTTCATCATATCGAATATATTCTGGAACTGCATATATCAATGCATTTGCATTTAAACTATCATATAATGATGCTGTTGCATATAAATTGTCATACCATGTAATAAATTGAGTGCTAGTAGTACTAGCCAATGAATATGGTACTGTTGAATTTGTTTTTGGTGTCGGCGTTATGTAGCTTCCTGTTACCGAAGGCACTGACGGAGATTCATGTGGTATTGGATTCGATGTTAATATCGAAGATGACTGATAATATAAAAATTGTTCAAAAGCATCAAACCCGCCTATTAAATTATTTTTTGTAGTGTTATAATCAGCTGCATTTGTTGTAGCAACACTTCCAGATAATTGCGATACTGCTATACTTTGTGATGTATAATATTCTAATAAACCTAATTTATATTTGAAATTTTCTAAACGTTCGGTTGCTGAACTATAAAAAATAAAATTATTAAAATCAGAATAATCAATATTCAATTTAACGCCAGCTAAACTACCTGAAAAATATGCATCGACAACTTGTTGGGAAGTTTGTACAGATGATCCTAATAAATCGTTCCAATTTTTTAAATCAGTCTCGGTTGATGTATTATATGTAGCAGTTGCTTGCCAATTTGGATTAGCTAGTCGATTAACTTGTGTAGCAGTATACACCGGCTGAATTACCACAGTATCAATGTATGGAGCTTTTTCTTCTTTTACAATCCAACACTTAAAATCTATATCGAAAGTGTTTGGTAATGGCTCTGCTAATTTTACGTATAAGTATTCGCCGATTACAACACTGTTAACAAACAATACATTTTGATTTCTACTAAAATTCAATAAGTATGAATTATAATATGTAGATGTTGTTTGATTAACTGTGTTGACATACAATGCAATTTGTTCTAAAAATTGTGGATCTGAATCATCAATTGCACGTAAGCGAACCTCAGTACGATCTGGAGATATGTCATCTATTTTTAAAAATTGTTGTTCATAGTTCCCAATTAAATTTTCAAAGAAATTAACAACAATACGGAAGTTACCAGCATTTAATTGTAATTGATCAAATTCATTGTATAAATCAATCGCTACCGGTTGACTTGGTAATGTAATTAAATCATTGGTATTTTTATCTCGATATTCTGGAATTTTTTGTACAACTTGTATTTTATGATTCCCAGTAAGCCAGGTATCACCAGAATAAACATGCAACTCAATTCTAGACTCATTAGTTTGTTGAACTAATTGTGGAACCTGTTTAACACGTTCATTTGCATCATAACTCAAAAAGCTACTTTTTAAATTAGGCAACCTAGAGGCAGATACAGATTTAGTTGTATTATTAATTTGTTCGATATTTTTATATTGTGTTAACATTGTATCAAATTTCCTGATTCCATTCATCTACATTTTTAGATGCGTCGGTAATTACCCAATATGTTTGTTCGGCGACAACTTGATGTCCTTGTTCGATAACTCCCATTCCGATACTAAATTTGTCGCCGATCTCAAATGAGTTATTATCAATAACTAAATCTAATTCAGTATCCTGAAATTCGCCAAATGCAATCGTTCCAGATGGAGATGAAAATAATTCATAACTTGTATCGAGTGGAGTATTCGGACCGGCTTTAATTACAGAAAAAATAGCTTCTCCTTCTGGTATGAATGGATTTAAAAATACATGATGCATTTTAACTCGGAAACGTAAATTTGCTCCAGAATTTTTTATTTCTTTAGTAATAGTATATTTGTTAGTTTCAGATTGAATAGCACCATCAACAACTTGGTCCATTAATGTTCCAGTTATTTGACTAGGATCGATTTCATAATTCCTAGATGGTTTGTATCGTGCATATATCGGATCGATAGTCGTAGTTAAATCTGGTATTACTATATCTAAACTTCCAGTAAATACATCTTGATTAACAACTCGTGTTGTTGCTGGAAATTTATAATATTGAAAACTAGTTTTAATAGCCCGCAAAACGGATTTAGTAGTAATTTGTTCAGTAACAGGATTTATAATTAACAGTGGATTATTAGACCCGGATTCAGTCAATATAATATTGCCAGCGTCATCACGTGGTATTATATCATCATTATCTGAAATATAATTAATGCCATTAACTTGGTATTGAGCTTGTTGAGCCCCTGTGATTGGATCGATATCGTTTGAATATGTGTCTGCCATTATCTAACTACTTTAAAATAAATTTGGTCATCGATATACTGTTCTGTAAATCCATCTTTGATTTTAAATTCTAAACGATAATATCGTTCTGGCATGAAGCCATTCATATCAAGATAAATGTAGTTACTGGTACTATCGCAACTTACTTTATTATAAATATCATTATACGGAATTATAGCCTCATCTGTTGCGGCATCAAAAACTGCATAATAAGTAGTAGCAGGAAGATAATTAACTGTCTGTGTTGGAAATAAATTTGTAGGAGATTTTCTAGGATATTTATCACGTGAATAAATACGTATTTTTGCAATCTCAGTGTCTTTATACTGTGGTTTAACAGCATTATATATTACAAATGACTCTAAATCAACTGGCGCTAGTGAACCTGTTGTATATGCACTATTATCAAAGTACATAGTTAATCTAGGCACATAGATAGTATGCGTATCGCGACTAAAATATCTAATAACACCAGTTATAGCATCGTTAGCTTCATCAGCATCTGACATCTGCAATAAAAATCCATAATTCGGAATCGAAGCACCTCCACTACCGCTCATCCAAATTTTCACAGCATCAGTTACATCCATATTAATGTCAGTTGCGCGATAAGAAAACGATTCAGATGTAATTAGCCCAGCTGATGAGCTCATAGAAGCTGATTGAAACATCCAAGACCCGCCAGTACCACTCCCGGAGATATACAATGTGCTAGTTCCAATTTGTTGATTTTGACTTGAAGAAATCCAAGCAGTCCCAGAAATTGGACTATCCCATGTAACTCCGTCTGTTGTATATGATGTTTGAGTGCCGGTACCATTAATCCAATTCTGTGCAGCTAATTTAGCAAACACGGAATATTCTGCCGGCAAGTTTTTTGCGTTAGTAGTATACAACTGCAACATGAATTTACAATCATTGATTGTTTTTCCATATGTAGCTAAAGATGCAGATATCTCAGCCATATCAAATTTAATAAGACTTCGAGACTTCAACAATGTAGCTCCATCGGTACCAACCTGTTTACCAATTTGCAAAACCTCATCTAGTCCTGTGTTATACGTTGGAGTTGATTCATACAACGTTGCATCTTTTTCTGCATAAAATATTCTAAACATTTATTTTCCTTAATAGTTTACTACGCGACCTTTAATGTCTTGTGTTGGAAATTTAACTTCAAAAATACTAGGATCTAATGACGGATAAATAATTCCATTTTTTGTGGCTGATGCTAAATCATAAGCATTACCTGAATAATTCAACGTGGTATCATATAAATTATCAAATACAACATTTACAACAGACTGAACCCCTTTGACATTAGCAATTAAATTAGTTACATCGGATTTAACAACCGGTTGATTAATTTGCCATTTATCAACATTGAAATAAGATTGTAAATCATTGATGCATTTCAATAAAACTTCGTTGCTATTATAGTTAGATAAAACTGTGATTTCGAATTTAATTCCAATGTTAATAATGAATGCATCTTTAATATTGATAGCATCTGTTAACATTCTATAATAATTAATGTATGTTTTTAAATTTTCTTTGATGGCTTGATTCAATGCAACCAATTGTTTTGATTCATTGAATCCTAAAACATACATATTCATTGCAAATGGATTAGGAATTCTAGATTCCTGATAATCTTGCTGTGAAATTTGATCGTCTGGAACAATGTATGCTTTTGCTACGCTACCAAATTTCGACGGCATTGAGTAAGCACGAACAATATAATCTTCTCGTGTTACTAAACGATTTTGTGATGCAAAATTTGCTAATGCATTATTTTTAATGTCTTGCAATGTGTCTGCCGTTTTAGCACCCATCGCAGCATCCGGATTAGATGTCGCAATTGTGTTTTTAATAAAATTAACAGTTCCAACATTTGTAGTAGCATTAATGTCATCGTCAAATTCAATAAAACTAATGTCAGATAATACGTTCGGCGGAACATTATCAGAGATACCATTGCCTATAGTATAGGTAACTGTTAATGTAGTATTAGATGGAGCTTGTCCATATGTTCTAGTATATAAAAAATTTGATGGATCTATATCAACATCTAAATTCCGTCTAAATCCTGCTAAACCATTACCAACATTATCTGGATTAGGAATAATTTCTTCATCATTGTTATCTGATATACCCGATCCAAATTGCAATTCTAAACGATTATCACTGCGCAATCTAGTTATAAAACGTTTTGATGTTTTTCTCAATTTTAATAGACTCGGCGATGATGATCGATATGGAGATAAATCCGGATCATTTTCTGCTAAATTAGTAACAGCTTCAAAAATAGTATCTTGTGCTAAATATGGTACTTCATACCACCCATCGCCATCTGATTCGGTAACTGATATAATTTCAATAATGTTTGAATCTGGCAATACTATCTTATCATATGGTACCGGAGTATTAAATGAAAAGTTTGCAGTTTTAACTTCGCCTGATACTGCTCGTGCTGATTTTTTTAACAAGTAATAAATCGGCATCAATGTCGTATCATCACTTTCATATATGGTAACTTCCGTGGAATCGATAGAAGATGAATATGTAAAATCGACAGAATCTAATGTTCTAAAAACAGCTGTGCCATTTTTTTGTTTGATTTGCATACCCGGTTTAATTGTAAGTGCATAATTAAAATCAGGAGCAACATTAGCACCGGTACCGATTGCTGGAACAAGTTGATATACATTTAGATTAACATATGCAGGAACTACATTTTTAGGAGTATAGCCTAAAGATTTTGCAATATCATAAATATTACCTCGCTCCGAAGCTTGCTCTAACATTGATTCTTTTAAATTGTTATCACTGTAAAATGACAACACATCTCCTACATATGAAGCCAATTCAATGAACAACATACCCGGAGATGATTCATTAAAATCAGTGTATATATCCGGAAAGTATTGTTTGGTAAAGTCAATCAAATTCTTGCGAAATTGACCAAAATCTTTTCCTATATATGTTACATCTTTTTTAGTTTCCATTTAATACCTTATTCTACTGTTATATTAGATTGACTTGCTAAAACCGTAATTGTATTGGTTGCAAAATTATCAACTGAATATGTTATACTTATTTTTACATCATGATTCATATTTGGATCATCTTCATTCGTTGTAATATCAATTGAAATAATATTGATATACGGTAACCAATAACTAATCGGAACACTAATTAAATCTTGTATTTCAGGTTTTAAATCTACTAAATTAGGTTCAAAAATTATATTTAATAAATTAGTTCCATATGATGGTTGCAAGTATCGTTCGCCGATTCTTGTTAG